AAAATAAAGAAAAAAATCTAGATTTCCAAAAATATTTTGGTATATTTGTAATATATTTATTTATATATGATTATAATCGATTTTTCAAAAGAAAAAACAATTGAAAGTGCTTTAAGAACTTACAAAAGTAAAATTCAAAAAACAAAGCAAATTCAAAAATTAAGAGCGAGACAAGAATTTGTTAAACCTTCAGTAAAAAAACGCACACAGAAATTAAAAGCTGTATATGTGCAACAAAAAAGAAATGGACTTAGTTAAGTCCATTTTTTAATTCGTTTAATCTATAGAAATTATACCTTGATGGAAGCATTCCCGAAACTTCATCTTTAACTCTATTTAATTTACTTAGCATTTCTGAATCTTTAGATTCATTAATTAAGTTAGATACTTGAGTCGTAATTGATTCTTTTAATTCTTGAGTTTTATTAATTAAATCCTCATAAGGTAAGGACATTATATTTTTTAATTCTTCTTTTTCAGATTCAGATAATGTGTTAGAATATAATACGTTAAAATTATTTGCTAAAACAGCATTTAATAAAGTTTCATTAGGCACTAATGTGGCGTCTTTTGATTCTGTAATCTCTTTTTTAGTTGTTAAGTGTTCTACTAATTTTTTCTTTGCTTTTACCTTTTTTTCTATATTTGATAGGCTATCATTCTCAACTAAGGTATCTAATGAATTGTAAATTTCATTTTCATTAATAGCATCCACATTTATTAGTTTATTTAATGATGTACAAAAATTAGTTATTTCATCCATTTGTTGTTTTAAAATACCTGCAACTCCCTCTACATACAATTGAGCCGTTTCTTTGTCATCGATATATTTGTTTTCAATTTCTTCATAAAACAAATACATTTCTTTGAAATTTTTGTTTTCTTTAATTGTTGTTAAAATATTTTTAATCTCAGCTTTATTTTCGTTAGCATAAGATTCAGTTAACTTATTTAATAATTTACTTTTTATTACTCCAAATTTTTTCATTTTTTAATCGTTTAAAATATCTTTTAATTTTTCTTCCATTTCATAAATACTATCTTGTGCGCGTTTCATATCAACTACGTTACTAAAATCTATTGGATCTTCGTCAAGTATTTCTGATAAATTTCTTTTTTTCTTTTTTGATTCACTTAATGGCGCTTCTCCACCTCCCGTTTCTCCGCCCGCTGCCGGTGGCGGTGCATCCATTGCACCCATCGCTCCTCCACCCGCGTCACCGCCTGCTGCAAGTGCGCCCGAAGCTTCTAATTTTTCTCTTTCTTCTTCAGGTATACCATATTTAGAATCTACTTCATCAAATACACCAGAACGTTTAATAATACTTGCTGTTGCTGTTAATTCAGCACCAATACCTCTTTCTAAACGCTGTTGTTGTAAATCCAATAACACTTCACTATCACTAAATCCAAGAATGTTTTTCTTAGCCCACGTATGTGAAACTGGTAAAATACCAATTTGTGATTGATCCGAAGTAGCGTCTTTATACAATGTGATTTTCTCTTTCCACATTTCAATCTTTAATAAATCAGATTGTGAAGATGGATTGGTTAACGATAAAGTAAAATTATTTAATTCATCTTCCATACCTAAAAGATATAAATGAATTAACGCAACTTTATTTAATTCTTGTATTAATGATTTTTGTATTTTGTTAATTGTTCTTGCAAAACGAATATCCATTAATGCAAGATTTTTTCCATCGCCAACTACTTCTTCAAAACCTAAAAATGCTTTAGGAATACGAAGTGCTGCTAACATTTTCTTTTGAATATATTCAATATCCGCAATTTCACCTAAGTTTTGTGCTCCTGGTAAAGTTTCAATCGGCATTGTTTGTGATGGATCACGAACAGGAACAAAATAGTCTTGATCAACTGCCATTTGATTATAACGCATATCTACCTGTCCGTTAGATGGATCAGATATTGGTTGCCTTTTAAATTTATTTGCTACTTTTTGTACATATGGTTCAATATCTTTATCGTCCATATTACCAACAAATATTTTAAACACACGTCTTTCAGGTGCCCTTGATGTTCTGTAAATTAACATCGCATCTTCTGCAAGTAAAAGTTGTTTCCAAATACGTCTAATCTTATCTAACATAGAAGTACCGTAAGGTAACTTTCTATCATCGCCTAATAATCTAAAATGAGCAACTTCCCATGCTTGGAATTCTAAATCTTTATTTTTCCATTGAAATCTTAATTCACGCGTTGGTATTTTAATTTCTCTTTGATTATTAACTTTACTTGCCGCTCCTTCAATTCTTTCTATTTCTATGTTAGGTAATTGTTGACAACCAATAATACCTTTTTCAGGATCTAATTTTAAATAAACAAAATCGTCCCCATACTTACATACCCCACGAGCCCACATTTGTAGATTCGTATTGATATCTAATTTTTGATGAAATAATTCAGTTAATATTTTTACAATTCTATCTGATTCAGAATAGATTGTTAAAATCTCACCCTTTTCAGACATTGTAGTTGATTCTTCAGCGTATATATCTAATGCCGCTGATATTTCTGGTGTAAATTCCATTGATTCATAATCATAATACGCCGCTAACCTTGTAGGTTCATAATATACCGATTGATTATAAAGTGACTGATCTAATTTCGCCCATTTATCGGAAATGAACTGACTCTGTTGAGCCTGTAACATTGCCTTTTCATATTCTTCTCTACTATCTGTTCTTAATAATTCGTCTTTACTAAAATTAAAAGACGGCGTATTAGTCTGTTTTGTCTGACCTGGGAAGCCAAACATTTTTGTTAGCTTCTGAAAAACAGTAGGATTGCTAGGATTTTGTGCCATGTATATAAATACTTTTCTTTACAATATAAACTATTTTTTTAGTAATTCAAAGGTTATTTACTCCTTCCGAATAACCAATTATATTGTCTATACGCATCTTTAGGTAAATTATTCGGATTGTCTTTGTGGTATATTAGATTATTATCGACACCCATAGAGCCTATTTGATCAAAAGATGTACCATAAGAATATAACGTCTTTTCAGGCTCATATGTTCTTTCAGATAAAGCCCATGATTCTATCATTGCTTTATTTTTACTATCATTTCTTTGTAATTGGTTAAAACAAATATCACCTGCATATAATGCCATGGACATACTCATAATTGCGTCATCATGAGCTCCTTTCATGTGATCAGGTCTACCATTTAAGTAAACAAAAGTATTAAGCTCATTTAATAACCTACTGGATCTAACAATAAACCCTTTTCTTAATTGCTCTTCAAACGCCGCGACAATTTGAGTTCTTTTATTATTAAAGTTTAAGCCGGGAATTTTCTCCATTGCTTTTCTATTATAATCCCATATATTTTGAGTATTGATACCATCTATATATAAATTTTTATAATTTAATTCTTGTAATTTTCTTGACGTTGCAACACCCATGCCACCTGTAATATCGACAACAATAAAACAATCGTATAATATTCCCCATTTGTATGCTACCGCAGCTAAATCATCTGGTGGTATCTTACCGACATACTCAATAACTTGTTCTCTGTCATCAAAATCTACAATGTTAATTGATGAATAATCTTCACTATCACCCCTACTCACATCCACCCCCATAATATAACGATGTCCTTGAATTGGTTCTTTCCATTGCCAAAACGTACCCTGCATATATTTTTCAATAGGTTGACGTATCATATTTTTAGCAATGTCTTCTTGAATTGCATTTGGTATGACACCATCTCCTGAACCTAAAAAGTCACATTCCAATTCCTGTGCTATCTTACGTCTATCATATTTGAATTTTTTAGACATCGACTCAAACCATCCTGAATATGGTTTATAACCATCTTCAGCATACTCTTTAAATTTATCGTCAGGAACATCATGTGCGGTAACCTCATCGTCATTGTATTGTTCACGATTTAACATATAATGAACAATGTCTTTACATTTAACCCATTTTAAATCTTTAGCATAACGAGGATCTTTAAACCATCTCAAATCCGTAATGTGAAAGTCATTAATACCACGAATAGCTTGATCGTAAACACCATAATAAATTGGATCATAACCATTTGGTGTTGAAATAAGAATAATCTTACCACCCGTTGATAGGGACGCCATAGACGCTGCCCAAAAGTCATCTCCCGCCTCAATATAAGCCGCCTCATCAAACACAAGTATTGTTGGTGTATAACCACGAAGTGCATCCGCAGATGTCGCAACTGCTTTAACCTCACAACCGTTATTTAATCTAAATCTACTTTCAGAGTTTTTATCAGGTGAGAACCCAACATTTAACCAATCAGGCCATTGTTCTAAGAAGTGTCTAACTTTATTAGCCATTTCAACCGCAGTATCTCGTTTGTTTGCAATAAGAAGAACTCTTTCTGGTTCATCAGGTTTTGCGGTTTGTAATTTTTTTGAAATCCACGCTGCCGTTACTGTTGTAACTCCTGCTTGTCTATATTTTCTAGTGATATTCTCATTGTACTTCTCGTAGTCCTCAATCAATTGAATTTGATCTGGAAATAATTGTAATGGAACGTATTTTTTTTGCGTATTATCGTAAGTCTGTAAATATGTTTTTAAAGCATATGGTGCATCTTTGATAATTCTTGCATATTCTTTTAACTGCTCAATTTTTGAACTCATATATATAAATACAAAAAAAAGGAGTATTTAACTCCTTTCTTCTTTTATCTAACTAATTCTCCGCCATCATCGTCATCATTATCATCCGAATCATCGAGTAAAACCTCACTTTGATTTATGTTTTCGTAAACATTTTTCATTAATTTACTCATATACTTTTTACCCTTCTCAGAACCTGTAAGAACCTCTTTGATAAAAATTAAGAATGTTTTAGCGGGTAGTTTAAAAATTTCCGTTATCAAATAATTTTGATGTTCAATTAATGTTTCATCAACTAATATTTCTTCAGGAAATTGACTTCTAATTCTATCCCACATTGAAGGTCCTAATCTTAAATCCCACATTTCTTTATGAAGTAAATCTTCTTGTTGCATAACCTTAACAAATAAATCTTTGTCTTCTGGTTCTCCTTGATGTGAAAACAATTCTAATATTCCTTTAATTAATTCATGTATTAATGCAGGAAAATTAATGGCTCTTACTTTAATAGTTGGTGGTTCAGTTGTTCTATCAACTTCTTCTTTACCCGCAATTGAACCCTCGGCAGCCATCATCTCTAATGAATTATCGGGTAAGTGCCAATATAACGCATCATTAACTGACATCATCTTACCGTACATACCAATTACACTACTATTATCAACAATATCAATTATTTCTTGTTCTACATAATGATACATGTAATGTCCTCTTTTTGATGCACCTTGAATAATGGCATTAATGCATCTTCTTTTAGCACATTCTAATTTGAATACCTCTGATTCGTCATTTATTTCTTGTTGTTCTATATTAACAGGATTCTGAGGTTCTTCTGGTTTATTCATGTTAAAATCATTTGTTTCAATACTTTCAAAACCAATTATTTTAGCATCGAATTGAATAACGCCTTCAGGAATCCCCATTTCTTTTTTAACAAGATTTATACCTAATTCTTCTAATTGTTCTCTATGGGGAGTTTCTAATTCAACAATTTTATAAACCGATTCCATCATTTCCCCGATGTATTGATTTAACCCTTGTTTACCCACAATGGTGGTATCAAGATTAGTGTATAGTCTAATCTTCTCAATAACTTGAGCATACCTTTCGGATGCCAATTGTTCTTGAAAATTTTTATTCGGTTCATCTCCTGTTTTAGGAAATGGAATGATTTTTAATGGAGTCTCTTCAAGTTGTAATTTTTCTTCTACTCCTTTATCAAACCTGTCATTTGTTGTAAAATTAATAGCCATTTTTAATATCTTTGGTGTAGATAAAAAATAACTAAAATTTTCATTAAAAACTAATTATGTGGATAAAATTTTAAGCCTTTGGATCGTGTTTTGGACCTTCTCCTGGTTTGTATGGAGTATTTGGTGTTTTTGGCTTAGTACCCGGCTTTACGGTTGGTTGTGTCTTTGGTTTTGTTGTTGGATTTGCTGCCATGTTTTATTTATTTAAATAAATAATAACAAAAAAAATTAATAAAAACTAATCCAATTACTTATTTTTTCTAAGGTGGGTTGTTATTACGTTTTTAATGTCTTTAGCATCCATAAAACTATCCTTTGTTACTTTTTTAGATTCGTTCAATTTGTTTTGGATAAGTTCAATAATTTCATTTTTTGATGTGAAATTGTGATATAGCTCATTTTCAGTAATATTCTCAACCCACATTTTAGTACTAATTCCTTCTTTTTGAACGCTTTTCCACATTGCTGCAGCAGCTACTTTCTTTTTTGGTGTTGTTTTTTCAACAACATCACCTTTCTTTTCTTTCTTTTTACCTTTTAATATTTTAAAGTCTTCAGCATCGATTTTACCATTGTGGTTTTTATCTATTTTCTTTTGGTTCCCTTTTAAAACTTCTGTTACATCTTCTTCACCAACAACATTTAAAGTTTGATTTTTATCCTTTGCTGCCGCTTGTAAAGTAGGGCTTTTTTGTATAGCAGCCATAGTTGTTGTTATAGCTTCACCTAACATTCTTTCCGCTAATTCATTAAGTTGTTTATCATTTAATTTAACTAATGTTTTTTCTGATAAACCCTCAGCAATAAGTTTTTCAACAATTATATCCCTTCTCATATATTTTTGAATTTAATTTCTTCGTTTAATAAAATAAACCCTCTTGATTTTAACTTTTTAGTTACATTCTCAAGAGGTTCCGCAAACTTGAACGTTAATCTATCTTCAGTATTATTGAAGTCAAATTTCTCCCAAGCCATTGCTATTACGCCATCTACCGCATCAATAACCCCAAAATAATCGGAGTTTTGTATAAGTTCTAATTGTAAATCTGTATTTTTTAATAAACCGACTACATCAACATATTCGATGTCAGGCGATTTAGATTGAGAGCTAGACGATGCAGGAATAACAAACCATTCACCCATGTCAATCTCAGTAGTCTCGCTAAATACGAATTCGTATTGCTTTTGTCCTTTGTAGTCCGAACCGATTTCATTGACATATATTAAGTGCATTTTAGTGTTTAAAATATTTACTTAAAGTTTCACCAATCGCTTGGCTTATATTATTTTTAATTTCGTCTAAATCAATTTCTTCTAAGTGATCTTCACCATGTGAGCCAATTTCAGGTCTCACTGGTTTCTTAGAACCTTCGGTTGCCATATAAGAATCCAAACTTGCTTCTGTTTGATCGTGAGGTGCGGGTGAACCTATAAATTCGTCTAACGCATCCATCGCTTCTTCACCTAAATCTGTATCGGCAGATGGCTCTTCACTTGGAACCTCTTCAGATGATTCATCGTCGCCAAAATCACTTTCATCACCCTCTTCATCTCTTTCGAATTTTTTAGCAATGTCTTCAATATCTTCATCATCAAGTTTATCCAAGTCTACCGCAGAAATAACCATATTAAGAACATACTTAATATCGTCACTCTCCATTCTATCATGTAAATCTCTTAATTCTTGTCCTAATTTACCTGCGTATTTTTGAACTTCACCCATGTAATCAGAACGCTTAGCAGGATCTTCACTATTTTCAGCATCACCGTCCATATTTGCGTCATCTCCCATACCCATATCATTATCTGTTGATTTAGAAATTGGTTCTGACGGGTTTACAGGTTCAGAAACATCTGGTGCCGCATCCATAGATGGTTCAGCAACCGGTGCTTCAGGAACAGGTGATGGAG